CAAAAAGCCAGCCCGTAACCAGGCTCGTAAACTTGGCCACATCACATGCTACCGCTGCCAGCGCGTCGGTCACAGGTCCGATACCTGTACCAACAAGCGCGTCAAGCGAGACGCCGCGCCGCAGGCAGTGGTAGCACAGGATGCACAAAGCGAGGATGACAGCACTACCGCTGCTCCGAGCAATGTGCATCCGCTTGATGATGTGGTCAAGAAGGCAGCAAAAGCAGCAGCAGCAGCACAACAGCATGAGAACGACATCAAAACGCAGGAAAGGATCCTCGAGATTCACGACCGCGTGTCAACTCAATCCATGGTTGTTATCTACAGACCGACGCTCATTATTTGGGCCATCCTACTGCTCTCAATCACCATGATCATCGTCACGGCTGAAATCCCACTTTGGTACTCTCGCGAGTGCGACGTGAAGTGGAGTTCTACAGCCCCGTGGGCGCTGAGTGTACCTGTCATTGCTTGCAATGGCATTTGGTACCTCGCGCATTGGTCTGTGTGGTTGGGCCAGTCAGTAGCATGGTTCACCATAGCAAGTCTGTACATACGCCGCTGGTTGTCTAAGGACGCCCGCGGGACAACACTGACACACGCCTTCGGAGCGTGGAACAGTTCAAAGTCACTGTGGCCACCACTGTGCGTGCTGCACAACGTCGACATCGGCGATCACAGGGAGATGCGCGAGTTTGCCCCGCTAGACGTACAGCGTCTGGCGGATGGATACACTGCTCGCCAATCCTTCGCAGATGTGAGAGCTTTCTCTCGCCACACTACAGATGTGGTCGCACGTGACCCGCTGCTGCGAAATGTCGTGGAGCACTTCCGATGGATCAGCTTCGGCCCTTTTATTGAGGTGGCCAAGAGTTGGTTCAGCTTCTTCTGTCACCGTGACGAGGGAGTGTGCATTCATCGCAATGGCGGTGATTCCCATGACTGCTATGCCGGCTACGATGTCCAGGTGCTGAGTAGCGTCGCATACAAACGCGAGGAAATGAACCTTATCGGAATGATATATCGTTTCGTTGACGTGGCTCTTCGGGGCCTCGACTGTCAGCGGACTGAGCATGTTTGCTCGCTGGAACTAGTTTTCCAGCTGATTGAGTTCCGTAACCGGGGATCCGACAGGAATACCACCTACACACGCATGTTCCAAAGTGCGCAAAATCAGGCTCTGATCAACATACCCAGAGGAGTGTTGTTCGATGACTTTACAATGTCGTCGCTTGATGTAGCGCAGCTCGTGCGCGACTCGTGGGAGGGTTATCCGCGCGTGGGTTTTCACGATGCCGGCCTACGGTGCTGAGCGGCACGCGACGCGTGGCATACGGTTATAATATTGGTGAGGTCGAGTTGCCTGACATACGCGAATGGAAGAAAGTTCACATTCACACGTATGAGAGCCACTTGGTGACGCAGAGGGAGCGTCGCCCGGTGGCCGTCAGCTCTGGACCGAATCTTAGGGGGCACGCGTTGCCACGAGTTAATCCGGATGACACGCCGACCGTACTAGCCGGCATTTACAAACGGGTGGCTGCGAAGCTACCTGAAGCAGACACGCAACTTCTCGACGAGTTCAACGCCTTTGTCAAGCGTTGGCTGCGCCGCAATCTAACACCGTTGGAGCACGACACGGATATCAGTGTACCAACCTGGTTGCAGCAGTGCAATTATCCTTATTGGAGGAAATTGGAACTCGAGGAGGAATACAACACTTTCAACACGAACGAGCCTATGAATGAGAAGG